GGCGCGCGATGTGATCCACGTGGGTGGCGGCGCGATTGCAGCCCGGTACCACACAGCGAAAGCCATCGCGTTCCAGCGCACGCCGACGCAGCGCGCGCCAAGGCCGGGATGTGTAGAAGCGCACGCTCGCCCCGGTCGCCATCGCAATCCTCCGGGCATCAAAAAACCCGCGCGATCCAGGGATCGGCGGGCTTGTTGTCTCCGGGCGCGCTACCCGAACGTGGTGAGAGGTAACCACAGCAGTAGCATTCGGGTCAACGAGGTTTCCGCCGTCTGCCAAAAATGTTAGTGATTGTTTGTGGTGTCCGGTTGTTGGTGCCGCGTCTGCGCATCAACTGCCCTTCCGCACTACGGGATTGTAGTGGTCCTGCAGCCGGTCGAGAGCGGCAATCAGGTAGCCGGATGCCTTGGTCTCTGACATGCCACGGTCCTCCGCCCACTGTTTCACCGTCCAGGCTGACAGCACCACCGGCAGCAGGATCGCGCAGAGGCTGGGCCCGACGGCAGCCACGGCGGTGCGATATCGTGCCCGGGCGTCCAGCTGCACGTCGAGTGGACCGGCATCACCACCACTGCCCTTGCCCAGGTTCACACCCTCGCTGATCTCATAGTCGTCGCGCAGCCGCTCCGCGGCCTGCAGATGCTGCTGAGTGACTTCCCTGGGGGAGCGCCGGTGCAAGGTGATCAGCGGGTCCGACCGGCGGTAACCGTGCACCATCCGCACGTAGGTGCCGCGCCGGCCGGTGTCATCGGGATCGTCCCAGGCAGCGCGCTCGACGGCGCCGTTGACCACCTGTGCGGCGGGAACCATCACGTCCGTGTCATGCATGGCGACGATGCCCTTCCGCCGCCGCGCCTGGGTCCGCTTGCTCATCGCACGCCTCCCTGCGTCTCGGTGGCCCAGAGCAGGATCGCCAGCGCGTCGGCCTCGTTGTCGTCCGCTGGGTTGAAGCCCCGCGCCCGGACGGCAGCGATCACGGCCGCCTTGTCGGCGTTGCCCTTGCCGGTGACGTGCCGCTTGATCGTGCCAACCGGCACACCCTGGTAGGGAATCTCCCGCTGCTCCGCCCAGGCAGTGAGGACTGCCAGCAGCCCGCCATGCACATGCGCGGCGTCGGTGCTGAGGTGTCTGCGTATTTCCTCGAAGTAGATCGCCGACAGGCCGCCGACGTCCGTCGCCAGTTCCTTGAGCCAGCCGCGGAAGCGCAGGTAGCGCATGCCGCCGCCGTCGTAGCGGCTGGGGCGGAAGGACACCGTGCCGCTGGTGATGGCGCCGTCCGGCGTGCGCACGGCGTAGCCGGTCATGGTGCCAAGGTCGACGGCGAGGATGCTCTGTTCAGGCAGCTTGACCTGGCTGCACAGCGGGATAGCGGGGTGATGGCGCCGCGGCGCCTGGATGACAGACATGGTGACCTCCTCGAGGTTCGGGGCGGTCGGGGCGAACGCGGCATCCGGCGAAGGAAGCGGCTCTCGCCCGAACCAAGAGGGTTCGGTCCGGTTCGATCAAACTTCTAAGCTGGCTATTCAAGCTGTTGCGGTGGGCGACTATTTGGTGATGGCCTCGGGTTCCCCTTGCGGCGGATGCGGGCGGTATTCACCGCACCACTCGCTTGCCTCGGTCGTTGGCCATCGGGCTTCATATTCAGCGGGCTTCGCGATCGTCACCGCAGGCGGCGCGTACCGGCGACAAAAGCCGTACTCGAAGGGCGCAAGGCCGCTGTCATTGGGCTCCCAGTAGATGCATTGCTCGCAGGCCGGAGTGGACCAGTCCGCGGCGGTGAATTTTGAAAAACGCAAATCGCTGCTCAACAATTTCTCCACATCCAACTCCCTGTTTTTACGTGCGTTTTCGAATTTTGCGAATTTTGCGAATTTTGTCGGGCTATATGGGTTAAGGGGGACCCCTCCCTCTCGGCACCCATCCCTGGGGGGTACCCCATGTATTATTATCAAAATTCGCATTATTTATTTTTATTATATAGATCAGTCGCTTACGGGCGCGTTCGGTACTGCAAAATTCAAACATTATTCGCCCTCCTTAAACATTATTCGGCGGTAGGCGGTGCGGCGCTTGGTCTTGGTTGCGACGGCCACCTCGACGATCTCCTCCGCCTGGATGAGGGCACTGAGGACCGCCTCGCGGCGATCTCCCAGAAAATGCGTCTTCCGATAGAATTCGGTGCGGCTCAGCCCCAACGCCCCTGCGGCATCGATGAGCCGTAGGACTTTCTTGTGGTTAGCTTCGTGCTCATTGTCGGCAAGATGCCGCTCCGCCTGCACCAGCAGCGTCGCCACGCAATGTGCCACTACGTCGCGCGCCCAGATGGCGTCCACGCCACGAATGACCGGGGTCGCAGGATTGGCGCTGACCGCCTTGATCAACGCCACCTTGGCAGTGTTTTCCCAAACCCGGGCCAGTGCCGCGCTATGATCGGAGCCGACGACAGCGCGCTGGCGCGCGGTCATCTCGTCGTCGAGCGCGTCGAAGATCGCGGTAGCGTCGGCATCCATCGCCACCGTCAGCGGACTGGGTTTAATGACGGGCGCAGAGAAACCCTGCAGATTGCCCGCAGCTGAGCCCGCACCCACATCGGCAACCCGTTGCAGGGCTGCGACGAGATCGGCGGGCACCGGGGTGAGCGCCACGGCGCGGCGATTGCGATCGGGAATATCATCGGTGCTGCGGAACACCAGGAAGCGCGCCAGGCTGCCATCCTGCAGCGAGCCGCTGCGCAGCGCCTCCCAGAACGGTCCCGGTGCGGTAACCCCGTGCAGGCAGGTGCAGGGCTCGATGATGTCCTGCCGCGGACGTTCTTTCTGATCGGCATACTCGGCGCCGAAGAAGGTAGTGCCGGCGCTGGTCGCCAGTTCGGTGAACAGATCCCAGATTTCCGACAGATGCTTGGGCGCACGGCGCTTGTCGACGACGTTGGCCATGAAGCGGCCGAACTCGTCGATCTGGAACAAGATCGCGGGCTGACGGACGAGCGCGGTAATCAGCCCGGCGCCCGAGGCAATCCGTTCACCGCCGATATGGGCGCCTTGCCCTGCCGCGAACACTGCCTCCTTGATGGCCTTACGCGCATGGTCCTTGCCGCCGCCGCTCTCGGCGATGCCGAGAACATACAGGTTGGAGCGCAGATTGCTTTCGGTGCGCACGCGCCGACCCATGAGTGCGCCGAGTGCCGCCAGCGCCGCCCCGACGGCGAGCCATGGCTGCGGCCGGATGGCGCTGGCCAGAATGTAGTCAACCAGAAGCTTCAACGCCCCGTCCAAGCGATCCAGTTCGGGGATGGGCGGCAATGCAGCGGGCTTCGCTTCCGGCGCGGCGTGTTCCGTCCGCAGCTTCGCCAACATGCCCGCCGCCGGATGCGCGCCCCCGTTCGCTGTGGCGCCGTCGAGCACCAGCACCGGGTCGGGCTTCCAGCCCTGCTGCAGCGCGTGATGATAAAGCGTGCCGGCGCCGATGTTCCTGGGGTTGAAGCCGGCCCAGGCTTTGGCAGTGACAGCAGGATCATCCTTCGCCGCCTGCGCCGACCAAGCGGTGAACAGATCACCGCCGGCCTCGCCCAATGCCCCCTTCAGCGCCAGGCCAATGCGCACCCAGCTGTCGTAGTCCAGTTCGGCGTTCGGGATGAAGGCGAGCGCGGCGCGCACCGCGTCCAGCGTCCCCTGCTGCCCACCGCCATGGGGAGAGCCGCCGGAGGACGATGCTGTCAGTCCGGTCGGGATCGCTGCCGCCGGCAGCAGGCCGATGGCTTCGTCAAGAAAGGCGCGCGCCTGCTCCTCCGTGATCGCCGGCAGCCGTTCCAGATCGATATCCGCCAACTGCTCTTCCGGCCAATCGTACGGCCGGCCAGTAGTCGGATGGATGGCATAGGCGACGAACTGCTGGCCAAGGCACAGCACCTCGAGCGGGTGCCGCCTGATGCCCTTGAACGGCGCGGCTGCGCGATAGACCAGCAGACGCTTGGGCGGCAGGCCAATGCGCAGCGCCGGCGTGTCGCCCAGAAGCTGCAGCGCCAGTTGCTCAATCCGATGCGCCAGCCCAGTTTCGTCAGCGATGTCGATGTCGATCGCGGCGACGCTGCCGCCGACGACGCCAATGCCAGCGTCGGGCCATGCGCTCCATTGCGCCAGCTCAAGCTCCGTGGTCGCGCGCGCGGCGTGGCGGGTCCAATCGGGATAGTCACGCCAGTGGCCGCCGCGATAGCAGCCCGGCTTCTTGGTGCCGGGCTGGATCGGCACGATCGGATAGCCGTTGGCAAGAAGGCGCGCGCCAAAGCGCGCCATGAACCTGGCGGACTGGGTCAAAATGGCACCTTGTCCATGATTGTTTCCAGACGGGTGCGGTCCTGCGCGGCGAGATCGCGCAGATGATCGCAGTAGCCGGTGACGATGACCTCCAGAAGGGTGAGCCACTCCTGGTGGCTGAGCAGCGCCAGGTCGGTCTTGCCGAGGCTTTCGAGATATTCACCGGCCATGGCGCCGCCGTGCGCGATGGCGGCCAGTTCATTTGGGGTAGGATCGATCATGCCGCGTCTCCGGTGGCAAAAATCCTGGCAGTGACGGGAGCTGCGGCCCGGGACGTGGCGGGACATGGGCCGAACCGGTGGCTGACGATCTCGGTGAAGCGGCCACTCGGCCGCACTGCGATGGCGCTGGGTTTTCGGAGCAGATCGGTTGCCGCCAGCGCCGCCGCGACCGAGCCGGGCACCGGCGCGGGACTACGCGCACGCCACCAGGCGGCGGCCTTGTCGCGGGCGTAGCCGGTATGTTCGAAGCAAACCCATTCGCTGTGCCAGTTCAGGCCGCACTGATAGTCCACCCGCAGCGACGGCGGCTTGCCGGGCTTCTCATGCCGGCTGAGCCTGACACCGGTGACAGCGATCCATTGCGGCCGTTGGGTCGACAGGATCGCCAGCGTCGTGGCGGTGGCCGCGACTTTCAGTTCCGGCGGCGGGAAGGCATGCCCACAATCGGGACAGACACGCGCCGCCGCCGGCAGGATGCTGTCACAGTTGGGGCAGATTTTGGTAGGTGCCGCTCCTTCGCCTGTGCCGGGCGCCTGCGGCCGCACCGCGTCGATCGGTCCGTGCCGGGCGACGTTGCCGGCAAAGTCCAGCACCAGGCAGTTCTCCTTGCCGGGAGCTAGGCGTGTACCGCGGCCGGCCATCTGCACGTAGAGGCCCGGCGACTTGGTGAGCCGCAGCATGGCGATGAGATCGACCGCCGGCGCGTTGAAGCCGGTGGTCAGCACCCCCATCGAGGCCAGCGCCCGGATTTCTCCCCGCTTGAAGCCGGCGATAATGCGGTCGCGCTCCGCGGCTGGGGTGTCGCCGAAGATGGTAGCGCAGGTGATGCCGCGTTCGCCCAGAGCCGCCGCGACATGGCGCGCATGGTCGACGCCGGAGCAGAATGCCAGCCAGGAACGGCGGCCTTGGCCATGCGCGATGATCTCGTCGATGGCGGCGTGGGTGATGGGATCGCGATCGACGGCGGCCTGTAGCTGGCTGGCGATGAACTCCCCGCCGCGGCTGCCAACACTAGAGACATCGAGCTTGGCCTCGGTCGCCTTGCTGACCAACGGGCTGAGATAGCCGGCGTCGATCAGGTCACGGATCGACACCTCGTAGGCGATGTCGGTGAACAGCCTACCGTCGCCCTGGTGCAGCATGCCGCTGTCGAGGCGGTAGGGGGTGGCGGTGAAGCCGATCACCTTGAGATGCGGGTTGATGCGGCTCAGCGTATCGAGGAAGCGGCGATACATCGTGTCGGAGGCGCGCGGGATAAGATGCGCCTCGTCGATCAGCACCAGGTCGCATTGCTGCACATCATAGGCGCGGCGATGGATCGACTGTATGCCGGCGAACAGGATTCTGGCGCCGATCTCGCGTTTGCCGAGACCCGCGGAATAGATCCCGGCCGGCGCATCGGGCCACAAGCCAAGCATCTCGGCATGGTTCTGCGCGATCAGCTCGCGGACATGGGTGACGATGAGGATGCGCTGGTCCGGCCATTGCCGCAGCACGCTCTGCACGAATGCCGCCAGCACGATGGATTTTCCACCCGAAGTCGGAATGATTACCAGGGGATGCCCCGCCTTGCGCGCGAAGTAATCATAGATCCCCGCAATGGCCGCCTCTTGATACGGACGCAGGCTCAGCATGGCGCTGCCTCCCTCACGTCTCCCCTGGCGTCATTGACCCAGGGCGTGCCGTCGGCCAGGCGGTAGACGACATGATCCTCGCCCGCACCGGTCACTTCGCCGGGTACGAGATCAGGGATGAACAAATGCTTGGGGCACGCCCGGCGCTGTGCCTGCCGATCCAAATTCCGATCGTGCCTGGCACAGTGCCAGCCGCCGTCGACCGGCGTGGCGTGCAAGCAGGAGCGGCAGGTGGTCTCGGCGGCGCCGCCCTCGTGGCAGACGGCGTGATGGCTGCAGAACCGGCATTCCCAGAAGGCCGGGTCTTCCGAGAGCCGGGCCGGCGGCCGAACAGCGTAGATGACCTGCCCTGCCTTGGCGAGCAGACGCTCGGCCGCCGCCGCGTCGGTGTGCACCCGTTCGATGTGCAGCGCGTCGGTGTCCTTGCACACCGCCATGTAGAGGGCGCGGGTGATGCCGATGAG